CTTTTTTAAGTTGTAGCTCAACCATTTTGAGTTTTTTATCTAGTTTAGCAACTTTTGCATCTAGATTTGTTTTCAACATAGTGCCAGCAACTTCAAAAACTCTTCCACTATATCGACTTTCAACATTCATGCCTAAGTCCATTAGATCCTCATATGCACTCATTGCTTTGTTTGCAACTTCGTTGAGTTCTTTGTCTGCCATGTCTCCTAAGCCTTTTACAGTAGGCAGCGCACTGGCTATCTTATCAAATTCTTCTATGTCTCTAAAGGTAGATTCATGTTCTGCTGGTAATTCGACTTCCGGCTCTTGCTCTGGTAAGTCTTTGTTTTCTGGCAAATTTAACATTTCTTCAAGTTTCTTTGTCATTGTTGTAGTCCATTAAATACTACTATTATTTATCTGCGCTTGCCTTGATGGAAAATATCTCCTTCGTTTACCACACGAAACATCATTCCTTTTTGTTTGCAGTATGCTCTTGCTGCTGCCCATTTGGCTTGATTTACTGCAAAATGTAATTGATTAGCTCTACTTTTTCCTGTTTTTTCTAGGATGGTTTGATTCGCAGGTTTAACTTCTATTAATTCAACGTGTTGCTTTCCATTTTTATCTGCATATACAATAAAAAAGTCTGGAACATAAATTGTAAATTTACCGCTCAATGGATTTCGATAAGGAATCTTGATTGCTTCACTTGCCCATTTGCTTACATTCTCATTTGTGTCGCAAAATCTCATAAACGCAAATTCCCAACTGCTTCTATAAGTAGGACTACGTCCTCCTACATACTTGTCAGGATTCTTGGGTGTATATTTTCCTTGCGCAAAACGTGACATTAGAGTTTAATATTTCTCTGTTCTTTGGTAATAAAGTCTGCGTTTAATTTATAGCCTAATCCACTGACTGCACTTCTATTGCTGTTAAGCACGGTTGCTACAAGCTGACTGATCTGAACATCGTCTAAACCTCTAAGTGTATCCAGTAGACTAAAAACTTTTACATTATCTATTTTAGCCTGTTGTAGCAAAACACTTGCTGTCGCAATTGCGCTTTGCTTGTCAAAACCTCTCTTTTCAAAAAATCCAACAACACTATCTACTTCGTTTGCATTCATACTGATTGTTTTGACAAAATACTTGTCAAAGAATGCTTTTACACTACCTTTAGGATTATTAGGATTTGTTTCTGGATTTATACTAGGATCTGTTATACTACTCATTGTTAAAACCTTGCTCGTAATGTTGACACATTAGATACAGCAGTATTTACACAACTCTGTCTTTGATTAGAGCTTAAATTGTTATATGCGGCGTTTCTCTCGTTTACACTGCCTAGCAAACCAATTGACGTTACTACAGGTTGTAAAGATGCTGTAAAAGAACTAGGAGGCAAAAGATTGATTGCAGATTGTCCTAGCTCTGCTGCAAATGCAGGATTTCGTCTTGCTTCGTCTCTAACTTCGCTATTTGTTAATGCACTCAACACATTTGAAAAATCTGAAACTTTTTGCAATGTCTGTGTAAGTTCGTTATAATTTGAAGATCTAGGAAAAGCAAAACTACTTGCACCACCTATAACACTTGCTAAAATATTTGTTTGTCCCGACGGAATATTAAATCCTGTGTTGTTTGTAGGCAGATCTTGATTGATAAATCTAAATGCGTTTAAAAGAGTGCCCAGGTCTCTATTGCCGTTTGTTAAGTCTGCCCATAGATTGCCTGTTGTAAAACGGCCTTGTGTGCCAGGAATATTAGTAGACAGTTTACTTTTTCCTGTATCATAATAAGCAGGATCTCTAAAGCCAGGAGGACTATCTTCTCCGCTTTGTTCTCTCTCGTAAGATACACTTTCATATTCAATTGACAGTGTGTTTCTAGCAAAAGTGTTTCCGTTACTTTGATCCATTTCGTCATGTTCCCAATTGGTAATCATTGGATTAATCAAAGTAAATCCTGTAAACTCGTGCGATCCTTGAATGCTATACAATTGAGACACTGTTATATATTGCAAGAAGGGGGTGTTTAATCTGTTGGTTCTATCTAAACCATATCTTCTTAGTCCTCCAGAATACATGTTGTTTGGAGGAAATGCAAAACGTGACGTATAATTTGGATCTTGGTTATAATATCTAAAATATGCTTCCCAAAAAAGTGTTGTGTTACCTTGTCTATCGTCATGAAACGTCATACGTATTGGATCGTAACGTGTGCGTCTTTGTATAATTTTCTTTCTGTTATACTGATTTTTTGTATCAGTGTCTACAGTAAATCGTGGCAGTTCCACAGTGCTTACTAGTAAATTTAATTCTTTTTTATTGTTTTGTAGGAAGTTACCTGCCGCACCCAAAGACTTTAATGCACTTGGATTAATACCAATGTTAACATGATAAAGAAATTTTGTTTTAGGAGCAAGTCTATATCCTGCACGTAGGTATAAAGCAGCAGCATGAGCATAGTCACCTACATACCCTTTGTTTGACCCAATATTTTGTAAGTTATCAAATTGTGCCGAGTTTGTCATATTAATATTTATCTTATTTTTTAAATGCGTATATTATAAAAAAAGGAGCCTCAGGGGCTCCTTTTATCACGGCAATCTCTTTATAATTAGCCTGCGCCAGTTGCTAGCGAGCTAAGGTTACGTGGAACTGGAGTTCCTACGCCTGTTCCGTTTGGTGTTTGAACAGCGTTATCATACTGAATGCTAAGTTCAACTTGCACTGGAGCACTTTGAGAATAATCTAGTGTTCCGTAATTTGCGCTGGTTAAGTAACAACCATATAGTTCCCATGTATCTAAAACATTAGGTGTGCTTGTTCCATTACCGCCATCTAGTATTTCCATGCGCATTAAGAATTTATAATCTTGTCCTGATGCTGCACTTGCTTGTTCAAAGAAATCAAATTGTTTCTGTAATTGTTCACCAACCATTTTTTGAACGTTGCCGTTAACATCGTCTCTTAGGTTAAGTGAAACTTCCTGCCAAGTATGTTTACCTGCAAGAAATACTTTTGAGTTATACACATCAAGTGTCATTTGTTCAAAGTTAACGTTTGGTCTACTAACGTCAACAACTTGTTTTGTAAGTTCCTGTGTATCAGCCGAAACACCAAAATTTTCTAGTGTAACACGGAAACGATACTGTAATTTAGGCATTAACAAGCCTTGGTTGTTAGCACTTGTATCGTTTGCTAATGGAACTGTAATATTAGTAAGTGTTGAGATTGCCATTTAATATATTCTCCTATTCACAAGTATTTATCATTTGAGAGGGCATTTAATTTTTGCCCTCTCATGATATAATGTTTAAGCAGACAATCCTGAAATTTCACCAGTGTTCTTAATACGCAACGGAATGTAAATAAATTCAATTGCTTTTACTGGTTCAATTGCAATATCAACGTAAAGTTCGTTTCTGTCGATTCTTGCCGGAGTGTTGTTTGATTCGTCACATACAACTAAGAAGTCGTAAAGTGCTCTAAGTCCTACAAGTTCAACTAGTAAACTTTCTACTGCTTGTTTTACTTCGTCTCTTGTAATTTTGTCATTTGGTTCAAACAGATACGGTTTAGCAAGTTTAGTAAGCTGACTTCTCATGTAAATAATAAGTCTTGCTACGTTTACTCTATCTAGAGCACTTGCATTTCTTGCACGAGTCTTCTGTCCAAATACTACAAGCCCTGCACCTACAAGGAATGTAATTGGGTTGACGTTTTGAGTGTATAGCGTATCACGCTGACCTTCGTTAAGTGATATACTTACAAATTCTCCTTCGGAATTGACATAACCAACACTGCTTGCATTTGTCACACCGCCTCGTCTTGTTCCTGCTGGTGCAAACCATGGATAAGCAACTTGGTCATTCAATGCTATTACTCTTAGCACCATATGACTTGGAGGAACAACTACATTGTTTCCTGCATTATCACTAGTGAAGCCCCATGGATACCAAACACCCATGTATTCATCTCTGCTCACTAATCCAAGATCGTTGTCTTCAACTGCTAGTGCAGCATTTGTTGCCCAATCATTTAATGAAGTTGCATCTGGAGTTAGTCTTGCTGGAGTATCTCCTACAACAAACGCTGTTAAGTTTCTGTCGTAGTTTAGACTTATCATCTCGCCAATAAGCTCTGGATAACCAGGCGTAGCAATCAAGTTAAATACACGTCTTTCTTCGTCTCTAACATCTTGGTTGCTGTTGACCGATGATTGTAGCTGCTGCACAACCACTGCACGTTGCGATAATCTGCCAAAGCTGCCTTTACCGTTTGCTTGGTTGGCAGACTCGGTTACCCAACGATGTGGATAATAGTTTATCATTGATTCGCCATCGCCTGCGCCGTATTGTGGGTTATCTTGTGCAGTATCAATATAGTTACGAACGAAACGTTTCACGTTAAATCCGCTTCTACGTAGATTCCATAATAGCATACCTTTTGGATATAGTGCCGGATCTGGACAATCTGGATCAACATAATCGGTTGTTAGCAAGTCAGCAATGTCACCCTGCTCGTCGCTGTTAGCGCCGTTAGTGTTGTAACGTGCATCGCCGAACAATACGCCATTTTCAGTTGTTTGATCTGTTGCATCTAATTGAATCCATTCAGCTAATGTGGCATTATAACGATATACTAATGGATAGTTTTCAATATCTGCTGTGCTAATCCAAATATCGCCATCAACTAAATTTCCACCATCAGAACGATCACCGTCTTCAGGTGCTGTAACTCTTACAAATGGTCCTGCTGGATCTGGCGCTTGTGCTGGATCTACATTGTAGTAAGGACTTGCAATATTGCTTTGCCCTGATGCACCATCGTATAATAGTCCTACCCACTTTTCACCGTTGTGGACCATAATATCAACTTCGTCAATAACGCTGCTATACCATAATGCACCGTCTGCTGCTAATGCTGTTGGAGCATCTTCGCTGGCTACATATGTTAATGGCTTCCAAAGAGATGCTTTGTATTGCTCTGGGTTGCTGCCGCTTGCGCCATCTTGCCAATATAGGTTTAGTGTGCCTGTAAGAGCAACAGTATCATATGGTGTGAAGCCTGCATCTGTTAGCGCATTGCTGGTATCTACAAAGTGTATTTCACCGCCATCTCTGTGTGTAATAGTAACTCTGCTTTGACTATCAACGCTTGCAACAATGTTTTCAAAGTTTAGTGCGTTGATTGCTTCTGCCATTAAATCGGCATCATCTGAACTTCCTGTCGCTGTAAATGTTGCAGTTTGAGCAGCGCTCATTGTTGTTGAACCTGCATCACTTTCGCTAATATCAAATGACTTAGCTCCTGTTGTAAATGTAGTTGTATCAATTTTGCCTGTTGTTACTGTGGTTGCTCCAGTAGCATTTCTAACAAAGATTTTAAATGTGCCTAGTGGACTTGTATCAGCTGCAACATTTGACTGGATATATAAATCGCCTATTGTTAGATTTGATCCACCACCAGAACGATCTAATTCATAAAGAGCATCTACGTTTGAATCGTAAATTGGTGAATCTTTACTATCCCAAAGTTCAGTATCTTCGTTCCAACGTCTTACTCTCCAACGAGCACCTAGATTTGGTTCGGTTGTTTTAATCCAGAAAGAACCTGTTGGTCTTGGTGTAGTGTCATTAGTTTTGTATTCTGGCACTTCTGTGTGAGGTGCAATTTCTAATCTTGGAGTAACATACTGTCCAGCTGTGATACCGAGTGTATCTAGAGGCGTGTTGTTACCATCAGCTAGTGTCATTTCTCCGTCACTGCCATCGACATAAAATTCTAGTTTACCATCAATTAGTGCTACACTTACACCATTCGATGCCGATGCTGTAGCTGTATTAATGTCAGTTACAAATTGTGTAAGGTCGCCTGTAGCAGTTACAGTAATTGAACCGCCATTTGTTGTAATATCAAATGCATCACCAGCTGTAATAGTTACGTTTGGATTTGTTGCTGTTACAACAGGCCAGCTTGCTTTCCAATTTGCGCTTCCTAATTCTACCCATTGCCCAGCTGTTAAGCCTGTGGCATTACCTGGAGATTTGTAATATGCTTTAACAACATTTGTGGTTGCAACCAAGGCATAATCGCCAATAGCACCAACTGACCCTTTTGGTCTACTGGTTGCAGTATTTCCTACTAACTGTGTTTCGTCTGTGATTACAAGCGGAACTTTGTTTGTAAAAGTTTGACCGCCTGCTGTTAATATACTTGCGCCGTTCCACTCAAAAAATCCGTAAGTTGATGACTCGGTATCTAACCAATATGTGCCATCAGTTGGATCGGCTGCTGTTGGAATTGCACTTGCATTAAGAGCTGCAAGGTCAACATCTGCTCTAACTACATAAGCAAGGTTGCTTACACCTAAATATGAGTATGCTGCCTGCAATCCGTATTCGTTTTGTTCACCCCCGTGAATTGGGTTGTTATTAGCATCAGTTATAAACTTCGGATCTCCAAAAGTTTCAACAAGTTCTCTTTGTGAACTGATCAAGTAAACTTTATCAGCATTAGCTTTAAGGGTTCCTTCAGCTACACCTGTTCCTGCTCCGTTTAATTTATTTTGTTCTGTTGCTACAAAAATAAGTGGTGTTGTGCCAGGTTCGGCCGGGGTGTAAAAGCTCTCGTCAATTACATTTACCTGAACGCCTGGTGATACTAATCCTACCATTGTTTTAATCTCCTATGGGTCATTATTACTATTATTTAGCTGATCAGTGGAGAAAAGGGGGTTTTGAACCGTAAAATACGTGTTTAACTGTGTAAATAATCTATCAGTTGATCTACATTAAATTCCAAACTAGATAAGTTAGAATTATTATCAATGGTAAAATCTGCCATCCATTGTTTAAGACTCATGCTGTCAGATCCTTCTGGTGGCAGATGGTCACTACGATCGACCCAAATACAATAATCAAAAACACCAGTGTTTTGCATAGCAAAAAATTCACGTTTGTTGCGTAACCCGCAATATATATCGTGAGCTTTAAAAATTTCTCGACCTAAGCGAGCTCCATCAATTTCATTATAATCACAGATAGCATCATACCATTCTGCTCTGTGAGCATGCCTGTCGGCGTAACATTGTGCTTCATTATCATAACCATACTTATCTTTAAGTTGCTCATAGATAAAAAGTTTAGAGCAAAATGCGCTGCTGCTTTCAAAACTATAACCATACTTATCACGTAATATTTCACAGACAGTGTCCTTACCGTGTCTGCCATGCCCGATTACCAACAGTTTCTTTTTATTCATAGCTTATATTATGCGAAAATTTATTGTTTGTCAACCAATTAGGAAGCCGTATCCTGTTCCGCCTGCAACAGCCATGGCTAAGTCTTGTTCTAGTTTTTCCATTTCTTGCTGTGCTTCTGCTTTTAAGGCATCGCCATTTAGTGTAGTGCCGCCACCAGGTCCGGCAATAGTTGAAAACTTACTACGTGCTTCTCCGAGCATG